AGAAGGTGGCCGCCGCGCTCGGCAACGCGCTGCCCGCGACCATCGCCGGGCTGCTGGAAGGGGGAGCGCGATGACCGACCTCGAGCGGTACGCCGACGAGCTGCGCGCCGAGCTGGGGCGCATGACCGCGAAGGAGCTGCGCGGCTACGCGCGGGAGCACCACGTCACGCTGGGCTACGCGACCACCAAGGCGGCCATGCGCGGCGAGATCGTCGCGCAGATGCGCCACCGCGAGTACCTGCGGCGCTGCGCGGAGATGGGGGTGAGGGCGTAATGGCCGTGCCCGTCCTGATTATCGGGCCGAGCGGCGCGGGCAAGACCTACGCGCTGCGCAACCTGCCCAACAACGCCTACGGGCTCATCGAGTGCGAGAAGACCATGCTGCCGTTCCGCGGCGGCAAGAAGTTCGCTCGCACGAAGGACTTCAACGAGCTGGCGCACATCGTCCAGGCTTACGCCGAGCGCTATCCCATCGTCGTGGTGGACGACCTCGGCTACTGCATCACCGACATCTACATGCGCCGCTCTTGGGGCGACGAGAAGTACCACGACCAGTTCGAGGTCTACAAGGAGATAGCGGGCCGCGTGTACCGCTTCGTCGAGTTCGTCAACGACCTGCCCGGCGAGGTGATCGTGTACCTCATCATGCACACCGACGTGGACGCGCAGAACAACGTGGTGCCCGCCACCGTTGGCAAGCTGCTCAACGAGAAGGTGAACCTTCTGGGCATGGTCAACGTCTGCATCCTCGCCGAGTGCGTGGGCGGGGAGTACAAGTTCGTCGTGGACGGCAAGCCACCCGCGAAGAGCTGCGGGGCGTTCGAGGAGGCGGAGCAGCCGAACGATCTCGTCGTGATAGACGCTGCGCTACGCGAGTTCCTGGGGTGGGTTGGCAATGATGACAACCCTGCCTAGCCGCGAGACGGTGGGCGAGATGCTCGCCACGTGCGACGCGAGATACAACCAGCTCATGGCGGACGGATGCGCGGAGCCGGTGGCGCTGGACCGCACGTGGGACGCCTACTGCTGCGCCCTCATGCTCACTCCCGCCCACTGCTACGACCCGCGCGACCGCCTGTTCGAAAGCAAGCTACGGAACATCAGAAAGAAAGGCTAGAAAAATGCGCTCATTCAACTGGAACAGCATCCAAGCAAGCAGTGACGGCGGCTTCACGCCGCTGCCCGCCGGCCCCTACGTGTGCCGCATCGTCGACGCCATCGACAACGCCCAGCGCGAGTACGTGGAGGTGGTGTACGACGTGGCCGAGGGTGAGCACGCGGGCTACTACTCCGACAGCTGGGGCAAGGCCCACCCCTACGCCCACCACTTCTTCATGTCCTACAAGGACACCGCGCTCGGCATGCTCAAGGGCCGCCTCGAGGCCATCGCGGCGAGCAACCCCGGCTTCGACCCCTTCGCCGCGTGGGACGCCGGCCGCCTCGACATCTTCCGCAACCGCCTCGTCGGGCTGAACCTGCAGGAGGAGGAGTACGAGCGCCGCGACGGCGACACCGGCACGCGCCTCAACGTCTGCCAGGTGGTGCCCGCGCAGGACGTGCGCGACGGCAAGGTGAAGCCGCGCGCCAAGAAGGCGCTGACCGGCGGGACGTCCACCGGCGTGGGCGCCGTGAGGCAGGTGTTCGGCTCCGAGACGCAGACCTACACGGGTCCCATCCCGTTCGACGAGTAGGGTGGCAGGGCGGCGGTGGCACGGTCCATCGCCGCCTCCGTTCTGGAGGGTGCGAATTGGAGCCAACGATAATCTGCGACACGAGGCAGCAGAGGGGCAAGCACGTCAACATCGACGCGTGGTTCGACCGCCACGGCATCGCCTACGAGTACCGCAAGCTGGACTTCGGCGACTACATGCGCGCGGACGGGACGTCCAACGTCGCAATCGACACCAAGCGCGGGCTGTCCGAGGTGGCGATGGACGTCGGGCGCGACCACGCGCGCTTCGTGCGCGAGATGGAGCGGGCGAGGGGCGCGGGATGCCGGCTGGTGATACTGGTCGAGGTCGGAAGCCCCTACAGGACCACGCAGGACGTGGCCAGATGGACCAACGACGCGTGCAGGCGCTGCGAGCACTACAAGCGCCTGCTGTGCGACCCGCTGTCCACGGCGCGCTGCAAGAAGTACCACAGCAAGCCCATGCGCGGCTCGACCATGGCCAAGATCATCGAGTCCATGGAGCGCGACCACGGCTGCCGGTTCGAATACGTGAGCCCGCGCTACGCGGCGCGGCGCATCTGCGAGCTATTGGGGGTGAGCGTCGAATGACCGAGCTGTCCGATCTGGGCAGGGCCGCCGTCTGGTACTGCGAGCACGGGTTCGGCATCATCCCGATCCAGCCGAAAGGCAAGCGGCCATTCACCGCCAACGGGCTGAACGACTGGTTCAACAACCCCGAGGACGCCCGCAAGCTGTGGGCGGAGCGACCAGACCTCAACATCGCCATCGTGTGCGGCAGCGCGTCCGGCAACCTCGTGGTGCTCGACTTCGACGAGGACGACGGCAAGGACGTCCACGGCTTCGACACCCTCTCCGAGTGGGAGGACGAGTTCGGCGAGCTGCCCGCGACGGCAACGGCAATCACTGGGCGCGGCGGCATGCACTACATGTACCGCGCCAACCGGCCATACCATCCAAGCGTGAACCGCGACCTGGGCGTGGACGTGCGCGGCGAGGGCAGCTACATCGTGGCCCCTCCGTCCGTCCACCCCAACGGGCGCGCCTACGAGTGGAACCGGGGCGACGCGCCATGGGAGCGCGACGTGGCGCCGGTTGACGACAACGTGGACGCCTTCATCGACCACGTCCAGCGCAACGGCGGCGTGGGGCAGGACGAGGGCGCGCAGGGCGAGCGGTTCCAGCTGCCGCAGCGCATCAAGCACGGCGACCGGAACGACACGCTCTACCGCTACGGGTGCAGCCTACGCAGCCGAGGCTACGCGGACGATGCAATCGACGCGATGATGCACGTGGCCAACGAGCGCAACTGCGTCAGCCCGATGGACGAGGGCGAGCTAAAGGGCATCATCAAGCAGGTGTGCAAGAAGGGCCCCGGCCACGACGGCCAAGGGACGTTCATCGGCGAGGACGTGGGAATCGGCAAGCTCGGCGCATCGGCAGTTGCGACGCTCGAGACGAACAGCAAGGGCGTCGTGAAGCAGACCACGAACAACATGATCGTGGCGATGAACGCCGATGCGAACCTAGCCGGACGGTTCTGGTACGACGCTATGGCCTACACCCGAATGGTGACGTGCCCGGTCCCATGGGACGCGCGAGAGGGCGAGCGGCCCGTGACCGACGAGGACTACGTCGGCCTCACCGCCTACCTCGAGCGCTCGTACCAGCTCACCGCGAAGGAGCGCATCATCGACGCCTGCCAGTTCGTGTGCAGGCAGAACGAGCGCAACCCCGTGGTCGAATGGCTGGACTCGCTGCAGTGGGACGGAGAGCGCCGCATCGGGAACCTAGTCGTGGACGCGCTGGGAGCCAGGGACTACCCGTACAACCGCGAGGTCGAGCGCCTGTTCATGCTGGGCGCCGTGGCACGCGCCTACGAACCAGGCACGAAGTTCGACTACATGCCCGTGCTGGTCGGCCCGCAGGGCATCGGCAAGAGCCGCTACGTCTCACTGCTGGCCCACATCCCCGCCTGGTACAACGACAACTTCAACACCATCGACGGGGACGCGGCGGTGGAGAAGCTGCGCGGGCTTTGGATAGCCGAGATGGCCGAGCTGCTCGCCACGAAGAAGGCGCGCGAGATCGAGGCGATCAAGGCGTTCATAACGTCCACGAAAGACGTCATACGCCCAAAGTACGCCCGCGAGACCGTCCAGCGGCTGCGCGTGTGCGTGTTCATCGGCACGACCAACAACCACGACTTCCTCACCGACGCGACGGGCAACCGGCGGTTCCTGCCAATCGAGTGCGAGGCCACCGAGTGCAACGAGTGGATGTTCACCGACGAGGCCGACGGCTACGTGGAGCAGATGTGGGCGGAGGCCGTCCACATCTACAAGGCGGAGCACCCGACGCTCGTGCTCGATGCGCCGCTGCGCGGCGAGGCGCAGCGGCTGCAGGAAGCCCACACGGAAGAGCATCCAGTGGTGACGCTGGCCATGAAGGTCATAGGCGAAAAGTGGCACGCGAAGAGTCCTGTGGCCTACGCGGGGACGCCCGACGAGCGACTGTGCGTGCGTGAGGTGTTCCTAGCGCTGCCCGATGACATGCAGCGTGGCGGCATGAACAAGCTCGTGCAGACCGACATCATCACCGCGCTGGACGCCAGCAAGGAATGGAAGAGGGTGGGAAGGCAGAGAACGCGGGGATACGGCATCGCCGTGTGCTGGGCGCCCACGAGACGGTAGGCACGGCAACATGGGCAACACATGAGCAACGCAGTTTACCTGCGGATGTGTCGCATGTTGCCCTTGTTGCCCTAATTTCTCTTGATTCTTCTAAATAAAGAAGAATAGAGAGTATAGGGAATATATAGGCGAAAGTCGCAACACGGGTACACGAGCGATACAAACACGCCAAAATTAGCCGCTTTACCTGCGTGAATGCAGCGTGTTGCCTTGAATCAAGAAAAGTAACAACGACAACCGAATAGAAGGGATTGACCCCATGAATGTTGAAAACTGGCCGAGCGGGCAGGAAGGGGCGGTGGACGATGGCGCGGACGGTCGATAGGTTCGCGGCCGTCATGGCCGCCGCCACGCTGGCGCTCGTTGCACTCGCGTTCGCCGCGGGGTGCGACGGCGCGGCGGGGCCGGAGCGCATCGAGCACGACGGGGCGAGCGTCGTGGAGGTGCTGACCGACACCGAGACCGGCGTGCAGTACCTCGCGTGGCGCAGCAGCGGCGCGGGCGGCATCACGCCGCTGCTGGACCAGTGGGGCTTCCCATTGCTCGCCGATGGGCACCAGCGCGGGCCGACGGTCGGGCAGAGCATGGACGTGGACGAGAAGGGGATTGTGAACGATGGGCGATAACCGTGACCGCGCCGTGGCGCGCGGGTGCATGTACGTGGTGGCGCTGGCCGCCCTGGTCTGCGCGACGGCGCTGGCCGTCGGCGCCCGATGGGGCGTTGTGACCGGCATCGTGACGCTGCTGCTGATGGTGGCGGCGTGCGCGATCGCGTGGGCGGCGCTGATGGGGGGTGGCGAATGATGGCAGTGTACCCGAGCACGGTGAGCGACCGCACGGAGCCGCCGGTGGAGCCGGAGCGCACGCCCGCCGAGTGGATGGACGGCTGCGCCCACTGCGAGGCGTGCCTCCGCGTGCTGGGCATGCTCTGCTACG